GTTCACTATAGAAATACAACAGATCAACCGATCATGGTTAATTTTGGTGGAGCTAATGGGGGCGCGGGAACTGCTCATGTTTGGAATAGTCAATCAAGCACCCCAAGCGGAACTACTGGGTCTATACCAGTTGGGGGAAGTGGTGCGTCTGGGTTTTATGCAGCATTTACTAGCGTTATAGTTCCAGTAGGAGGATGGTATTATCTTGATGGAACTACAAACAGTACATGGGCTGAATTGAGGTGATAAAATGAAATCTTTTTTTGTTCCAAACGATAACTCTTACTTCGTAGAAATATCTGAGCCAAGCAAAAAGTTCCTTGAGGAACACCCAAGGCCAGAGGGTGCTATTGAGGTAGATGAAAGGCCAGAAGAATATTACGATTATGTTGATGGTGCATGGGTAGAAAATGCAGACAGGAAATTAAGTGTTCTTTCAGATCGCGCAAGGACAGAAAGAGATGGAAAGCTTTTTTCTGAGGTTGATCCCATAGCCTCGAATAATCTTAGGTGGGCAGAATTGACTTCTGAAAAGCAAGCGGAATGGACGCAATATCGCACTGATCTTTTAGATGTTCCCCAGCAGTCGGGATTTCCCACGACCATAAATTGGCCCACGAAACCAGATTAGACATTTAAATTAAAAACTTTATCTGATAAAATTACAAAATGTAATAAGTGGAAATCGAAATGAGCGATCAAAGCATTAGCCTTTCAGAAAGCCAACTGGACGCATTGGTGGCAAAGTCGGCTCATATAGGGGCAAAGCAAGCTTTGGCTGACCTCGGTTTGCATGATGAAAATGCAGCAACCGATATTCGAGAAATTCGCAGCATCCTTGATGGTTATAGAATAGCAAAAAGCGGCTTTTTGAGCGCTTTTGGAAAAGCTTTAGCTGTCTGTGTTTTAGCGGTTATTGGATTCGGTATTTACCTCGGAGGGGGTTTAAATGAGTGATAAAGTTTGGAAAAGAGCGGCTGATCACGTCCTTAAAGTGGAGGGAGGCTATGTTGACGATCCTAATGACGCGGGTGGTGCTACTAATTGGGGCATATCATTACGCTTTGTAAAGCAGTCAGGTGTCGATCTCGACATTGATGGCGATGGTGACATCGATGCAGAGGACATGAAGGCTTTGACAAAAAAACAAGCCCTCAAGGTTTACAAGGCGCATTTCTGGGACGGGAAAGCATACCCAAAAATGAAACACGCCGAAGTCGCAATTAAATGCTTTGATATGGCGGTGAATATGGGGCCAAAGCAAGCCAACAAACTCGCCCAACGTGCAGCCAATGATTGCGGCGAAAAGCTTGTTGTTGATGGTGCGATTGGCCCAGCATCAATTGCTGCCATGAACTGGATCGACGAAGGTTCGATGATGAACGCATTGCGAAATCGACAGGCCGATTTTTACCGCGATCTGGTGGTCAGAAAACCGTCATATAAAAAGTTTTTGAAAGGATGGCTCAACAGAGCGGCTTTATAAGCGCAGAGACGCTGCCACGCTCGCATAGAGGCCCACTGAGGCACTAAATGCTTGCAAACGCCCCAATAGTCGCGGGGTGAAAAAATGATCTGTGCGATAACCTCAGTCGCCTTTGGCATGTACCCATTCGGGGTGATGTATAAGGCGTGTATCTACCGATGCCCGATTGAGAAGTCGGCGTTTTATTATCATTATCCAAAAGTCATCAGAACTTCGCCCGAAGGGCTATGTCCCGCCTACGTCATCGTGGGGCGACCAGCATGATTGACCCATTTACAGCACTGGCGGCGGTTAAAGCGGCGGTGTCTGCGGGTCAGGAATTGATAAATGTTACCAAGCAGATAGGCGAGTTTTTTGATGGAGTGGACGATCTACGCGCTGCCCATGAGAAAAAGAAGAACAGCCTTTTTTCTGGGTCAGATGAAAACGCAATGGAGACTTTTGTAAATTTACAAAGGGCCAAGGACGCCGAAGAAGAACTGCGTCAGATCGTAATTGCCACCAGAGGTTTTAGCGCTTGGGGTGAGCTTCAAGCCATAAGAGTTCAAGCAAGAAAAGACCGAAAGGCAAAGGTTGAGGCCGAGAAAAAGCGCAAGGCAAAGATGGTTGAGCGCATCGTGCTTTATGGTGGCGCAGTCATAATCGTTTCAATCATGATTGGGATAACCATTGTCATAATTCTAGCAAGGCAGGGGCGGCTCTGATGGCTGATGGCGTCAGTGGAATTGGCTCTGCACCGTTTAATGTCGGCTCACATATACATGAGCAAACGAGGGCGCGTGAGGCTATCGAAACCCATTTGGCAGAGCAACGGGTCGAGAAAGAACACAGGGCCAATCACAGCCATTTAGAGGCGTTGGCAAAGCAACGTTTTGACTTGGGTGAAACTTATGATCGATTTGGTCGAAAGACAAACGCCGACAGGCCGCAAGGAACAAAAATCAACATAGAGGTTTGAAAGATGTCAGCAAAAAAACTTGAAGTGGGTTCGGAGTTCGAAACCTTAGACGTGGACGGGGATGGCATTGTTTCCGATGCAGAACTGCGGATGAGAAAAGAGTTCGTTCGGCTGGATAATGAGGACAGAATGGCTGATCAGCAAAGAATGATGGCTTGGGCCTCAATGATCTTTGTGATGGCGGTTGTTGCCATACAATACACCCCCCTAGTTTCGCTTGAACGCATTCAAGCAACATTGGGATTTGTGAACACTGTCGTTCTGGCCCAGATCGGCGTTGTTGTTAGCTTTATGGGGTTCTCTGCACTTGGGAAAAAGAATGCAAAAAAGGAAACTGAATGATGTTACAAGCTTTGATCAGCCCTTTAACTTCTCTAGCTGGGACTTGGCTTAATGGAAAAGTCGAGCAAAAGGCCGCAGAAACAAAAGCCAAAGTCGCTCGCGCCGAAGCGGAGGCTCAAATTATGGTCAGTCGCGCAACGAGCGAGGCAGATTGGGAAAAGATTATGGCGCAAGGGTCAAACCATTCATGGAAAGACGAACTCTACGCAATAATTTTCGCCATACCCTTGTGTTTGGCCTTCGCTGGGGATTGGGGGCGCACTGTGGTCGAGAACGGATTTCATGCGCTTGATGCTTGCCCTGATTGGTACAAGGCTGCGCTGGGGATCATAATTTCTGCAAGTTTCGCAAGCCGCCAAGCTTCTAAGTTTTTTGGGAATAAATAATGACAGATTTAAAAATCCCTGTTGCCCTTGTTTTCGCGATGATTGCTCAAGTTGTGGCTGCAGTTTGGTGGGTTTCGGATCAGGCGCATAAGATCGAATACTTGCAGGGCGAGATTACGACTTTGACGGATGCGGTCATTCAGCTTGAACTGGACGCCGACGATCTGATCAGATTTGCAGAGTTCACCGAGAACAAGTGGCGTGAGGGATACGACGAAGATCCAAGCTACACGCGGATCTTCGGTTCAAAGTAGTCCATTAAGGTTCAACAGTGTGTTGTAAAAATATGCCTAAATCAACATTTTGTGTTGGTTTGCTTGTCATGCACTAATGAATAAGCTAAAGGTAAAGCATTCATATTTGAGAATCTGAATTTCTACACAATAGAAATCCAAAGCTTTCGATATGTTTGGGTTTCCCTTATGGGAAAAACTATAGAGGGGGGCGCTTGCTCCCCTTTTTTTTGTTCAAACAGGCCCAACGGGTCTAACGGGGCCAACAGGTCTAACGGGACAGGCCCAACAGGTGCGGCGGGTGCGACAGGGCCAAAGGGCGTGACGGGTACTGATACAGTTGTATCACTTGAAGTTTGTTATTTGAGAACATAAAGTGAATTTTTAAATTTATATAAAGAAAAACAAAGCTATTTTTTATCACTTGTTTCTTTCATGCACTCCCTTGGTAAGGGAGAGGTCGGGAGTTCAATCCTCCCCTACAGCACCATTTAAAATCAATAACTTAGCTAAAAATTGAGAACAAAATAGAACGTCGAAAGTGATACAGTTGTATCAGTTGGCCCAAAATCTTTACAATCTATAATTTTTTTATGCTCAAAATTGAGTTGCAGAAACTGCGCGTTGCCCTCTGGCTGGTGTAAAGATCATGTAGTTGTCCATAATGGTTTTGATGTCTGTCACCGTCAGGTCGGATATGTCAGCCAAAGGGACGCCACCTTCAGCCATCCAAACGCAAGCAGAATGTTTGAGAACATGCGGAGTCAGGTAGTCTATGCCGACACGCTGACCCGCCGCCGCAACGGCTCGCCTGATGCTCTTTAGCTTTTTCCCGTTATGTTCGATGACATAATCCGTTTCAGCCGCCACGCGAGCCTCTGACAGCATAGACTGCAAATCAGACCCATCGATCACGGGCATCTGACCTCGCCTTTTTTTGGTCATATCTCTTTCGGGATTTATAAAGTGTATTTTGTCAAAAATAACGCGATCCCATGTTAGATCCAAGATTGCGCCCATTCTGTGACCAGAACTAAGTGCCAACATCATAAACAGTTTAACATGGAAGGTTGGGCAAGCCTCGAATATCAGCCGAGCTTCTTCTTTAGTGATGTGAAGTTTCCCCGTTGACTGAATTGAAGGAACGCTGAAAACTGATCCTGTCGGGCAAAAACCCTCAGATACGCAAAACTTCACTGCAGCACTCAAACCCCTAAGTTCACGACCAGCCGATGCCTCACTGACGTTCTTGGCTTTAGACCAGCCCTTTCGTTTAAACTTTTGAGCGGTTCTGTGCTTTACATAGCTTCTGCAAATTTGCTTTGAGATCGTATTCGCTGGCATCTGTCCAAAGTAGTTAATCAGATTGATGTCCTTTTGAACGTCATAGGTTCCTGAGATCTTGTGATTTTCAGCGTAATATTTAAGGCATTCAAAAACAGAAGGAGCGACAGACAGCCGCTCCCTTTCTTCGTGTTTTATAAAATTAGCTAACTCTCCGAGAGCGCGTTTCTCATCCTCAAACCCCGTCGAAAGGAATTTTCTTCTTCCGCTTTCGTCGTAGTATCGGATGCACAAAAAGCGGGTGTTCGCTCTTGTGACGAGCTTGGGATGTGGTTTGCTTTGCATTGTTCTTCGTAAGATTTCCAGTCCTCACCAAGAACTACCATCTTGCCAGCGAGTTTCATAGCAGGGAGTTCACCCCTATCAACCACTCGCCTGATGGTCATTCGACTGACACCCCATCGAAAGGCAAGTTGCTTATAGCTAAGAGCGGGAAGAAACTCATCTTTAAAAGGGAATTTCGTCATCCACATAACCCCCTGCTGAACCTTCAACCTGATCTTTTTGGTTCATGTTTATATGACCATTTTGCGATTGCTCACTGCCATAATTTGTAAGGGGCTTTTCTGTTAAATTTAGAATAGACCCGCGAAATCGATCAACCTTAATGTCGGTTGAAATGCGATCATTCCCGTTCTTGTCAGACCACTTTCGATAGGTGATCTGGCCTTCCACATGAAGCTTTGAGCCTTTTTTAACGTAGCTTTTTATATAATTGACGGTCTGCTCATTGTAGACCACAACGCTGTGCCACTGGGTGACTTCCTTGGGGTTGCCTTGCTTGTCTTTCCACTTTTCGCTGGTTGCCAAAGTGAAGGTTGCAAATTCACCAATGTCGCTGCCGCGAATTTCTGGGTCTTTGCCCACATTTCCGATTAAGGTTGCTTTATTATACATGTCTGGGTTTCCCTTTTTTATAGATAGACTTTTGATTTTTCGTTGATTTCATTGTCAGATACGCGCTCTGCAATGTTGGTCAGTTGTGGAACCATTGTTTCAAAGCACTTGTCAGCCCAAGCGCTGCCGCCTTTGCCTGTGTTCCGAATTTCGGTGAGTTCCGTATGAAAGCGTTTCTCGACTTCAGCGTATTGCTCTTGAGTTGTGCAGATCTCGAACACTGCCAGCGCCTCTTCGCGCCAAAGTTTTAAAACCGCGCCAAGCTTGGCTTTGTCTTGTGCCGCAATCTTCAACAAATCGGCGGTTGTGACAGACTGCCACTTTTCCTGATGCTCTTGTAAAAAGCTGCCATGCGGTTGAGTTTTAATGACTGTCGCGTTTGGCAAAACCTCTTTGATTTGCTTGAAGCCCTCTGTATCTTCAAATGGGTGAGGATGAATGTTGTTCTTAAGGCCTTGCTGGTAATGATCCCACTGTTGAAGCTTTTCAGCCTTGTCGGGAACTCCCATCAATTCATTGAGGCTGGCAAACTCACCGCCATGCAACCCCATCTGAGCAAGAGCGCGCCCGATAGAACTGGTTTCGCAATTTTCTAAGGCCGAGGTCTTGTTCACATTTGTCGATCCACGAACTTCCTCTGCGTGGCCCGTTGCGAGTTCTTTTCCATCTGGATCAAAGATAGATGC